CACCGAACTGGATGCTGTAAATCAAATACTTAGCTCAGTGGGACAGGCTCCTGTCACCACACTAGATCTCCAGAACCCTGAAGTATCTATTGTACTCAACACCCTCCGGGAAATCAACAAACAGGTTCAAGCTGAAGGCTGGATCTTCAACACTGAACGTGAATATGAGCTGGTTCCTGACAGTGTAACTAACCAAATTGCATATCCTACTAACCTTCTGCAGATTGACGCTAATCAGAAACAACACAAGTCTGATTATGATGTAGTCCGTAGGAATGGTAAGTTATATGATCGTTTGAATCATACTTATACTTTTACTGAAAACATTAAAGCTGATGTAGTTTGGTACTTTGATTTTACTGATGTACCTCCTGCATTCCAAGCTTATATTACTGCCAGAGCTGCACGTATGTGCTGCGTTAAAATGGTAGGAGATCGTGAACTACAAGCACTGCTCCAAGAACAAGAGATGATGACTCGTGCTGCAGCCATTGAATATGATTGCAATCAAGGTGATTACTCTATGTTTGGATTCAGTGATGGTAAAGATTATTACAATAGCTACCAACCTTTCCATGCATTGATGCGATGAGCACTATTACCCAACGGATACCTTACCTATTTGGTGGTATTTCACAACAACCAGACAATCGTAAGTTTCCTGGACAGCTTCGGGATTCTATTAATGCTTTCCCTGACTATGCTCTTGGCTTACTTAAACGTCCTGGTGGTCAGTACATCACTGAACTCTATGGAGCCAGTAATTCAGGTAAATGGTTTTCTATCCTGAGGGATGCTCAAGAAAAGTATGTTGGACAATATGATGACAATACGTTTCGTATTTGGAGCCTGCTTGATGGCAGTCCCCGACGTGTCGATATGGGTTCCGATACTGGTGTCCCCGGCACTTGTAATCAAACGAATCTTCAAACTGATCTAACTGCTTACAATGCAGCTGTCGATGATACTGCTGCTAAACTGGCTTTACTGCACACTGCTCAAGCAGACTATGCAGAAAAACTAGCAGGTCAAAATGCTACAACTGAATCTCTGTTTGCTGTTAACTACAACTACCCAACCGGTCAAATTGATCAGTATCTCACCTCTGGCATCATAAAAAATGCTGCTGGTGTCTATACAGTCAAGAACGCTGATGCTGTCATTAGTGTTGATTCAAGTTTACCTGCTGGCTATGCACTGGGTACTGAACTGACTGATGAACACCCACTGCTTGCTTCTGAAGGTTATCGTGTCTACCAAGCTATTCTGACTGTTGCTGCTACCAGCAATGCGAGTGAGTTAGCTGCAGCGTTGACTGCGATGAATACCGCTCAAACTAACTATGACAACGCTGTAACTGCGGAAGCTTCTGCTAAGTCAGACTATGATGCAGAAGTGACTAATTGTGTTATCTCCGCTACTCCTTCCAATGGTTACCTATATGGTGCTACGGCTGATGATATTGAGCTGCTTACTCTTAACGACTACACCTTTGTTCTTAACAAGGCGAAGACTGTAGCATTGAAAGCAGCTACGTCTGCCGCTAAACCGAACGAAGCTTTTGTCGTTGTTAAAGTCATTGGTCAAGGTCATTATGACCTTAAGTTAGATGGCACTCTTCGTAGTCAAAGTCCTACATCTCCACAGGATGTTCAAGCGGTAACTTCTCACTTTGTTAACGACATTAATGGTCAAACATTTGGTGGTAAAACTTATACCGCTGTTGCCGTTGGTCCTGGTGTTTATATTAGTTGTACTGATGATTTCACTATTGAAGTGATAGGCGGTCCATCTGAAGACTCTATGTTTGTCTTCCAAGAAACTACGCCTACCGTTGCTGATCTACCACTTCAATGTAAGGACGGTTATGTTGTCCGAGTAGTCAACAGTATTGATGTTGATGTCGATGACATGTACGTTAAGTTTGTAGCAGATGAAGGTGCTACTTATGGTACTGGTGTTTGGGAAGAGACGATTGCCCCTGGTATTAAGTATGAGTTTGATGAGCTAACTATGCCTCATCAACTGGTACGTCAGGCTGATGGTTCATTTACCTACGGTCCTGTTACTTGGGAGAACCGTTTGGTTGGTGATGAAGTTACTAACCCTGATCCCAGCTTCGTTGGTTCTAAAATCAACAACCTGTTCTTTTATCGTAACCGGCTTGGGTTTCTTTCTAACGAAGCAGTTATCTTGAGCCGAGCTGGCGATTACTTTAATTTTTGGGCTACTACTGCTTTAACCGTTACTGACGATGATCCGATTGACATCACTGCATCCTCTGTGAGACCTGTCAATCACCGTTACGTCCGTCCCACCAGTGTTGGTCTTGTTTTGTTCAGTGATACTGAGCAGTTCATTCTGACTACGGATGCTGACATTCTTAGCCCTAAGACGACTAAGATTAACGAGTTGTCAAGTTATGAGTGTGATCCAGTTGTAGAGGCTGTTACGCTTGGTACTAGCTTGGTGTTTATCTCTAAGACTCCTTTGTTCACACGTATGTATGAGCTGTCTGAGATTAGCACCGATCGACCACCTACGATGAACGAACAATCAAGAAATGTACCGGAACTAATCCCAGCAACCATTGATTCGTTGATCGCATCTCCTGCTTTGTCTCTTGTTTCGTTTGGTACTGCTGGCAGTAACCTTGTCTACCAGTATCGGTTCTTGGAGCAAGCTAACCAAGGTAGACTTGCTACTTGGTATAAGTGGCGTTTGACGGGTGAGTTGTTGGATCAATTCTTCGATGCTAACACTTACTATGCTACGGTTAAAGACGGTAATAACGTCTTTGTCCAGTCTTATGATCTGACCCAAGCAAACGAAGAAGGTTTCTTGACCCTTCCTACTGGTGAAAAAACTGACATTTGTCTTGATAACTGGAACATTAATCCCTATCGGACATATGACTCTTCCGCTAATACTACTCGTATCTTCTTACCTTACGATCACATCAGCGGTAAGACGTTCTCTGTGCTGGTCCTAGGAGGCTACATAGGGGGTTCTAATGATACTTCTAGTGAATCGGTAGGGGCAGTACTTTACCCCACCGTACAGGGCTCTGCAGGTGCCTATTACGTTGATGTAGACGGAGACTATCGTGGTAGAGATTTGATCATCGGGTATATCTATACGATGGAAATCTCTCTTCCTAAGTTCTTTGTGACTCAAACTGAAGCTCAATCGGCTGTCTCTGATTTTACTTCTGATCTTATTATTCATCGTATTAAAGTTTCAACAGGACTCAGCGGTCCTGTGAAGTATGAAGTTACGATTACTGGTAGACCTGAATGGAGTCAAACAATTGAGGCTACCGTTCCTTACACTTATGATTTGAATAGCGTTAACATGTCTGCTGACGCTGTACACACCATCCCAATCTACCAACGTAATGAGAATCTTAATTTTAAGATTATTGGTGATACTCCGTTCCCCGTTAGTCTGTTGAGTTTGAATTGGGAAGGTAAGTATAACACTGGTTTCTATAGACGCTAATGACTACATCCACCCGTGGTTTTACTTTTAAACCAGCTACCATTAACGACACATTAGAGCTTACTAGCCAAATGCTGGATAGGGGGTTGCTTGACTTTGAACGAGTTGGGCAGCATCCTATCTTGCATTTAGCGTTGTACATCCATGAAGATGATTCTTACTTGATCTATGGACCTGACGGGAATCTATACGGAGCTTACGGTGTATCTGATGATAACATGGTTTGGATTCAGATGACCAATCAAGTTAAAGCCAACCCACTGACAACAGTGCGTTTTGGTAAAGCGTTAATGGAACATATAAACCGTCCTTATCTATGGACGACTATTGATATAAAAAATACTGAACTAATTAACTTAGCTAGGTATTTAGGTTTTAAGGTACTACGGGTTTTTCCGGATGGACCTGACAATGTTTACTCTATAGAGATTGTACGATTATGTCCAACATAAGCGGATTTAGCCAGTATAGCCTTGATCCTACTGGTCCAACTTTAGCTAGTTTCGATAATCCTGTTAGTCCTAGTGGAGGAGGTGGTGGTTTTCTTTCTAACTTAAACCCCCTTGGCTTAGCTCTTGCTGGTGGTCAACTGGCTTTGGGCGTGGCTAACATGGTTCAAGCTGGTAGAGCCCGTGAGCAACAAG